GATTGTATGGTGAGGGTAAAACTTCCATAACTCACAGATTTAAAGAAGCACAACGGCAAGTTATCGCTGATCAACTAAAAAAAGACAGAGCAATTGACAAAATGAAACTTACATATCGAGACGATGTACATCCAGGTACACCAATCAAAACAACAACACAAGTCAAAGCAACACCAACAGTAGAAGAAACAGCAGCTACGGAGATGAAGACTCCAGCTTATATATCACAAGCTAGACCACACCAACCAGCTGTCGTTCATCATCATACTGGTGGAGCTGGAGATAGAGATCAAAGTCCAAGTAGTGCACCTGATAGAGGAAGTCCAGGGCGAGGCGGACATCACTGGGCCAAAGGTGGAAGAGTTCGATACACTAACGGAGGAATCGTAGGATTACTCTAATGGCTAAAGAACCTAATACAATTAGCGAACACATCATCGCTTTATATGGACACATAAAGGGTTTAAAACGAGAAATATTTTCAATTAAACAAAATCACTTGAAACATATGCACGAAGACATCGATAAACTACACACTAAAATGGACCGGTTTCTTTACTGGTTACTCGGTGGGCTTGGAGCTATTGTTATCGCGCTAATAACCACATCATCATAATACAGAGGGGCAGCATGGAAAAAATTAAAACATTTTTTAAGCGCAACATAAAACGTTACGAGTTAATAATTTTACTTGTAATTCTTGTTGCAATTTACATAAAATAACTTATATTAGTCGTGGGTGCTTTGATAAGGCCCACTTTATTAACTGTCTAAACAAGGAGGTTAACATGACGAATAAAGCATTATCTATATTTAATCAATTAAGACCAATATCCGTAGGGTTCGATAATATTTTCGACCATTTCGAAAGTCTTTTCAATACCGAGTTCAGTCTTGAACCAAGTATGAGAACGAATTATCCACCTTATAATATTGTTAAAACTGGAACGTATACTTACAACATTGAAGTAGCGCTTGCAGGTTGTAATAAAAAGGATATCTCTGTTGAATATGCAGATGGACTCTTAACGATTAAGTCTATCAAGGAAACAAAATCAGAAGATAAAAAAGGAATGATCCATAAAGGTATCGCACAAAGATACTTTTCTAAGGTCTTTACCATCGCTGACAATCTAAAAATTGAAGGTGCTGAACTAAAAGACGGATTACTCAAAGTATATCTGATGAAGATAGTTCCTGAGGCTAAAAAGCCAAAAACAATAACTATTAAATAGTGGATTTGAAAAATTTCAGCGCCTCGCGCGTATGTCCTACATTTTATAAGACTAAATCCATTCGGTAAGTTCTTCACCCATGATTTGAGTGGCGATATTTACTTTCTTGCGGAGAGCTTTGACGATTCTTTCATCAACAGTATTCTCCGCGAGAATATCAATATAGGTCATCGGTTTCTTTTGACCAATACGATCAATTCTTGCTTCGGACTGTTTACGTTTTTCTAAATCATAACCATTAGAATAATAAATCATGGTGGATGCACCTGTAAGGGTAATTCCATAACCACCGGTCTGTGGGGTGCCAACGAGAAATCGTATTTTACTTTCTGGATCTTGCATTTCTTTGATAGCTTTCTGTCTATCTTCGGTCGTTGTGTCACCATAATAAGTTACCACAGATCCAGGGTATTCCTTCTCAATCTCTCTTACAATCGTGTCAATATCGTGACGCCAATGCGCCCAAATAACGGCTTTACCTTCAACCTCATCAATCAGCTCCATTAACTGATCAATACGATTATTTTTAATTTCTTGAATGGAGCCATCATCGGCTTTGAAATGACCACAAGTAATTTGTTGTAATCTCATTAATTGTGTTAAGACCGTGGCAGTCGTCGTCATTTTGCCATTCATTTCAGCTAATGCCAGTTGTTTCATTTGTTGGTAAAGTTTATTTTGTTCAGGCGACAGTTGAATCACTCGTTTCATAAATGTTTTAGGAGGTAAATCTAGACAATCATCTTTTAAGACTCGATAAGAGAAGGGTTTAAGTTTCTCGGACAATTCTTCAAGATTCTTATATCCCACAACAATTTGAACCGATCGGCCATTAAAATTAGCAGAACGCATAATGGCATATCGAGTTCTAAACGTATAATAGGATTGATGGCCCAATAACCACGGATCAAGGAATTCACACTGCTTATATAAATCTAATGGAGATTTAGTTACCGGGGATCCCGTTAAAATTCTTCTATATTTCCCCATTGTTGATAAATTAATAATATTTTTAGTTCGTTTAGCTCCTGGATTTTTAATGGTCGTGGACTCGTCCACGGCAAATAAGGCTTTTCTAACATTTAAGAATTGACGAGCAAAATCAAAACCTTTTTTAGTTGATAGAGCTTCAACGTTCATAAGTAAAATCTGTAATTTAGTAAAGTCTTGTTCAAAAAGAGAATCCAACTTAAGTTTCTGCTCTTTAGTGATTAAAGCTTTCCAAAGAACAACATTTCGATCAATATGTTTTACTAAATGCTCCGGTATTTCAGAGTCATACCAATTTTTATAAACACCCTTTGGTGCCACAATTAGAACACTATTGATTTTGCCCTTATCAAAGAGCATAGCGACATTATCAAGTAAAACTTTCGATTTACCAGTTCCCATCTCCATGAAATAAGCAAAGACTTCTTTATTCCAGGACATTTCCAATGCTTTTAATTGATGAGCATATGGTTTTGTTTTAAATTTATACTTTAACATTTTTTATTTCTTCTTTCTATTGACATTTATACAATAAAGTCCTATATCTTGTCAAGAAAGTTATGAGTGATTATACAGATCTGAAAAAGAATAAAGAACCTATCGTTTATGTGCTGCAGGAATTACCGGGTACAAGAATGGGCCGTCCTAAATTTAATATTATGGGTGCTCAAAAATACGGTAAGTTAAAAGTGCTGTTAAGAGAAGACACACAAATTATTCTGAGTCCAGGTCCCATCATTTTTGAATTAAGACGTTTGTTAAAAGATTACAACTCAGACGATTATTTATTATTATCGGGCGACCCATCGGTGATTGGTATTGCTGTTGCGATTGTATCTGATATAAATAATGGAAGATTTAATTTATTAAAATGGGACAGACAAGAGAAAGTGTATTATCCTCTAGAAATAAATCTCTACGAGAAAGGAAAGATAGATGAATAACATTAACTTTGAAGAAGATCAAAAAGAAGCAATTACACAGACGAACGATGTAAAAGCTTTATCAGACCAAGTGCTTAATTTAAGAAACTTGGAAGATAGAATAAAAGAGAAAGAAGCTGAATTAAAGAAATTAAAAAAAGATTCAGATATTATTTCTGCAGAAGTCATTCCAACAATGATGACAGAAATGAATATTTCTACTTTAAAATTAGCAGACGGTTCCGCTGTAGAAGTGAAACCCGTCTACGGTGCTTCAATCCCAATTGCAAAAAGGGAAGAAGCATTTAAATGGCTTCGAGACAACGACCTAGGCGACCTTATTAAAAATGAGGTAACCGTTTCTTTTGGTCGTAACGAAGACAACAAGGCAGCAGAATATGCTGTACTTGCACAAGGTCAAGGATATCAACCGATCCAGAAATTAAAGGTTGAACCCATGACACTTAAAGCATTAGTCAGGGAGCGTGTCGAATCTGGAAAAGACATGCCCTCTGATTTATTTAACGTGTTCGCAGGAAACCGAACCAAACTAACAAGGAAACAATAACAATGAACCAAGAAACAAATGTAGTAAAGAAAGAGAAAGCGGGAGCCATAGCTGTTGCAAATTTTGAAGCAGACTCTGGTAAAGGTTTAGGTAATTTAAGTCAAGAAGACTTAGCATTACCTTTTCTAAAAATACTCGGACAATTATCTCCGGAAGTAAATAAAAGAGACGGAAAATACGTGAAGGGTGCAGAACCAGGCATGATTTTCAACTCTGTTACAGGAGAATTGTTTGATGGTGCAAAAGGCATCAATGTAATTCCATGTCATTATAAGTTGGAATACATTGAGTGGAGAGATCGTGGCGAAGGCTCCGGTGCTCCAGTAGCTATTCACTCATCATCTAGTGATATCATGACAAAGGTAACAAGAGATGCTTCGTTTAAAGACAGATTACCTAACGGTAATTATCTTGAAAAAACAGCGAGTCATTTTGTTGTCGTTGGTGGCGATGCGCCTTCAACTGCTTTGATTGCTATGAAATCTACTCAATTAAAAATTAGTAGAAAATGGAATAGTATGATGGCAGGAATTAGATTGAAAGGTAAGAGCGGCTTATTTACGCCGGCATCTTTCAGCCACATTTATCGTTTAACAACGACTCAACAGTCGAATGATAAAGGAACATGGTTTGGATGGGAAGTTAGTAAAGTGGGTCCAGTTGAGGACGCTGCTTTATACCAACAAGCTAAAGCTTTTGCTGAAAACGTTTCTAAGGGAGACGTCAAAGTTAAGCACGGCGAAACAACTCAAAAGCAAACCGATACACATTTCTAAGTTTCATTACCATGGAATGAACCTGGGCGGAGCGCGAGAGTTAACCGCCCAGCGGAAAGATGATTATGGAAAAAGAATATATAAATATTTTTAATGGGTATCGAGGTGCTTATGGTGTTGCAGATTGGACCAACGCTCAAGTAGATCCGGAAACAGGTAAATTACGACCCGATTATCGATGGGCGTTTGAACCGTTTACTGATCAAATTTATATCGACCATTTAAATGGAAAAGAATCAGTCGGCATACAGCCGACCAATGAAGACAGTAAGGCAATGTTTACTGTTATTGATGTAGATCCAAAAGATTACAAAGACTTTAGTAAAAAATTTTATTTAGACAAAATTCAAGAATACAAATTACCTTTAATCCCAATCGAATCCAAAAGTGGAGGACTTCATTTATTTTTATTTATGAAGGAATTTGTGGCGTCGACCATACTCGTGTCGTTTATGAGCAATCTTCTTCCTCTTTTAAAACTTAAACCTGAAACAGAAATTTTTCCCAAACAAACCCATCTACCCAAAGACAATGAAACAGGAAAGTTAAGACCGGGACAATTTATTAATTTACCTTATTATAAAAAAACAGAAAGACAAGCGATTAACCCTCAAGATGGAACATATTTTACGTTTGAACAATTTATAGAAGTTGTTAAACAAAATTTAAAAAAAGAAGAAGATTTAAAAACCGTCACAGCAGAAATTGACAATAGAATATTTCACGGCGTGGATGATGATTTTTTACATGGACCGCCATGTTTACCCCAAGTCGCTAAAATTGCAAAAGAACCTGGTTTTGATGGCAAAGACAGATTTATGTATAACTATCATGTGCT